GGAAGAAAGGAAACGGGAAACGCGCGGATGAGTAAAACGGGGTAAGTTATAAACTAAATATAAATCTATGAGAAACAGAGAAGCCGCTCTTAAAAAGATTGATCAAATTGATTCATCTTTGAAAAAATTAATTTCATTCCTCAGAAGAGGTGATGAACAATCTTTTAATGACACATTAGAAGATATGAATGAACAAATTGATCAACTTAGAACATATATTGATTCAGAACCTATTGTTGGTTATGAAATGAACTCATCAGCTCAGTAATTATGAAGTTATCAGCAGAACAAATTCAAGATAATTGGAATGAATTTATGTCTTATATTGAGACATATATCTCAGAACCACGTAAATCGTATTTAAAAAATTTCTATGAGAAATACGCAGAGCGTATAATGCTTATGCCTGCTGCTCATAAAAAAGAATATCATAATGCATTTCCAGGAGGATATATTGAACATGTTAATCGTGTTATTCAAGCTGCTCTTAAGTTTGATCAAATCTGGTCTGAGTTTGGTGTATATAAAAACTATACCACCGAAGAATTAGTATTTTCAGCTATGAATCATGACTTAGGTAAAATGGGTGATGAAGAAAATGAAGCATATATTCCTCAGACAGATCAATGGCGTAAGGAAAAATTAGGTGAAGATTATAAATTTAATGATAGACTTGAATTTATGTCTGTTCCAGATCGTGGTTTATATTTACTTAATAAACATGATATTTCTTATACTAAAAATGAAATGTTAGCCATTAAGTTACATGATGGTTTATATGATGAGTCTAATAAACCTTATTTAGTATCTTATATGCCAGAAACTAAACCACGTACTGCTTTAATTTATATATTACATCAAGCTGATTTAATGGCTGCTCGTATTGAATTTGAGCGTGAATGGATGCCTAAATTAACAGGAAATGTGGATTCTCAAAAAAAAGATAGTACATTAAAGAATGAGAAAAAAACTCCTACTAAAGTAAAAGCATTAGGTAATATAAAAAGTGAGAGTTTAAAAAGTGCTATGAATGATTTTTTTAAAGATTAATAAATAATAAATTAAAAATAAAGGTTGTAAGTACATACTTACAGCCTTTTCACATTTAAAATATGGTAACAACTATAATAATACTTTCAGTTTTAGTAATTATATTAAGTTATACTTCCTATAATCTTCTTAAAAAGAATGAGAAATGTGAGGATATAATCAAATCATATGAAAACTATATGATTAATTTATCTAATACTATTGATTTCTCAGATAAAAAAATTAAAGAAGTAGATCGTAAAGGTTCATTTGAAAGTGATGATGAAGTAGGATTCTTTTTTCAACAATTAAAGTATCTTCAAGAACAATTAAATAATTTTAAAGTTAATATTAAATGAGTAAAAATTACTTTACACAAGATACTGAAGATGCTATAGTAGCTTATAATTTAAGTATTGATCCAATTGAGCGTAGTAAGATTTATAATGAAGAAATTCATTATGCTTTCTTTAAATTAACTCAAAATATAATTCATACATTCAAATTCTATTATACTGAGGTCGAAAATATTGAAGATTTACAACATGAAATTATAACTTTTCTACTTAGTAAAATACATTTATTTGACCCATCTAAAGGTGCTAAAGCGTATTCTTATTTTGGTACTATTATTAAACGTTGGCTCATTTTATATAATGAAAAAAATTATAAAAAACGTGTTAATTCAGTTCCAGCTTCAGTTTTAGAAGAAGATAATAGTCACTCATATGTGATTGAGGAAAATAATTCACCTAGTGATAAATTAGGTCATAATGATAAAATATCTTTATTTACAGATTTATATATAGAACATTGTACTTCAAATATATATCATATTTTTCCAAAAGAAAATGATGCTAAAATAGCTGATGCTATTCTTGAATTATTTAGAAAGCGTGATAGTCTAGAAGTATTTAATAAAAAGGCATTATATATCTATATACGAGAAATGATAGATGTTAAAACTCCTAAAATTACTAAAATAGCTGATCGATTGTATGATATATATAAAAAAGGTTATATTTTCTATATAGAAAATGGATATATAAAATTTCAATAAATCTAGTATTTATGATAAATAAATATTATCTTAATTATGAGTAGTTTAGATTCTGATATTTTTGGTGATAAGAAATTAAAAGATATATTTCAAGAAATTTACCAAAATCAAAAGAAAAAAGAAAAACAAATTTCAGCTTTAATTGAAGAGTTAAAACCTTTAATTGATGATATTGGTGACGCTACTTTAGTTGTTCCTTTAATTAAAGAATATCTTGAAATAGGTGTTAAAAATGATGAACAACTTATTAAAATGGCTACTATTATCCAACGTTGTTTATCTAATGATAATAGTGGAGGTGGGGATAATTATTTAATTTCTGATGAAGAAAAAGCTCAATTGTTAGGTGAGATAAATAAAATCCAAGAAAATATAAAATCAAACGATAATGGCTAAATATGGTTTCTCAGCTGTAAATGATAGATTTTCTTCTAAACAAGGAAATGATTTTTTAAATAATTTAGCTCAATCTATTAATAATGTTGTTGTTGTAGCTAGAGTTAGAGATATATTATTGGATGATACTGATAAAAATAAGTTTAATTCTTTAGGTGAGTGGAATGGATTAGGTACAATTCGATATGAATCTATAGATAAAAGAGTTCAAAATTTAAGTGGATTAGCTAAACCTATAGATTCTAATGTTAAAAAATATCCTTTAATAAATGAATTAGTATATATTATATTAGCACCTAATACTGATCTAGGAAGTAATCCTTATTCTATTAATGCTTATTATATTAATACTATTAATCTTTGGAATCATCCTCATCATAATGGATACCCAGACAATCCAAATGCTCTTCCAATTGAACAATCAAAAGATTATTCTTCAACTCAAATAGGAAATGTTAGAAGAGTAACAGATAAATCAACTGAAATTGATTTAGGTAAAACTTTTAAAGAAAGAGCAAATATACATCCTTTATTACCTTTTGAAGGAGATACTATATTTGAAGGAAGATGGGGAAATTCAATTCGTTTAGGTAGTACTGTTAAATCAACACCTAATAATTGGTCATCAGCTGGTGAAAATGGAGATCCTATTACTTTAATTAGAAATGGACAAGGTTTTCAAACAGATGAAGGATGGATTCCTATAACAGAAAATATAGATATTAGTAATTCTTCTATATATTTAACTAGTACACAAAATATACCTATAAAGGTATCTAGTGATAGTTATGTAAGTTATAATGATGATAAAGCTCCTACATCCCCAGATAAATTTGCCGGTGCTCAAATAATTTTAGACTCAGGTAGATTATTATTTAACGCTTATAATGATCACATTTTATTAAGTTCGGCTAAATCTATAAATTTAAATTCTCAAGAATCTGTAAATATAGATACTAAAAAATTTATTACTCAAGCTGATAAAATATTCTTAGGTAAAGAAGAATTAGCTACTGAACCATTATTATTAGGAGATACAACAGCTCAATTACTGAGAGATCTAACATCATCTATTAAAGAATTAGCAACTGCATTACAATTTTTACAATCAGCTCCTGTAGCTCCAAATACCCCAGCTGTATTTCCTTCACTTTTAATTCCATGTTCAAAAGTTTTAGAAGTTTTAGAATCTTTAAATACTCAATTAGGTTCTACTCCTGAAAGCTGTACTATAACATCAAAACGTAATTTTACATTATAATAGACAAAATTATGGCCTCCTCAACTGGATCAAATAATAAAAAAGAATTAACTAATACTATTTTAATTTCAAAATCAGCTGAACAAGTAAATTTTGAAACTATTAAAAAAAATATTAATAAAGAAATAGCACAAATACAAACACAAATTAAGAACGTATTGTCAAAATGACAACTCAAAGTAAAATACCTTCTTTATTAATTAAAACAGCTGAGAAATTAATCCGCCAGTCAATTCCTACTATATCTGAGATAATAATTAAAACAGGTATACAAAATGTAGGTTTACCAAATGTAGAATTACCTAATACTTGTTTAATTAATGATGAACTTCAAAAAATTCTAGAATTTAGAAATAGTATAGTTAATCAACTTAACGCTGCTTCTAAAATAACTGAAACTTTAAGTAAATCTTTAGATCCTTTAACTACATCAGTAACAACAGCTAAAACCAGCTTAAATATAGCCAAAACAACATTCAAAGCTATAGGAACAGCTATGATATTCGCTAACCCAGTACCTGGTTCTGTGATAACAGGATATACAAAAGTAAATAATTTATTAAATAATGATATTCCTTTAATCATTACTCAAGCATCAAATAAATTAACTTCTGTTAAAGAGGCATTAGATTATAATAATAGTATTATATCTAAATTAGTGAACATATTAAAAAGTATAGATCAATATTTAAGTGGTTGTAATATTTCATTAACAGATTCTCCAACAATTAATGATTATGCTAGTAAAGTAAATCAACAATATTCTGAAATTGAAGATATTCCAAGTAATAAAGAAATATACCAAGGATTTACTTTAGAAATAGTTGAAGAACCATATTCACCTACAGTTAATAGAAGAAAAGCTGTAGCTAAAAATAATCAAGGAATTATATTATTATCAACTCCATTGACTTTTTCAACAGATAATCAAACTTTACTTACAGCAATTAAACTAATTATTGATTCAAATAATTTAAAAGCTAATTAATTAAATATTTATAATAGATGAAAATTGATACATTAAAAAAACTTATTAAAGAAGCAGTTAAAGAAGCTATTCAAGATGAATTAAAAAATATTCTTCTTGAAGCAGTTCGTTCTAATAAACAACCTATTAAAGAATCTTACCAAGTAAGTGATGATAGAACTTTAAATTTCACTTCTAATCAAGTGCCTAGAACTCCAATAAACACTAAACAAGCATATATGGATATATTAGGAGATATGGCTAAAGGTCCTGATACTGGTTTAACTGGAGAATTTAAAATAAATGGTCCTATTAATACTATGGCTGAAGGTAGTGCTTTACCTCAAGGACAATTAGGATTAGACCAAATAATGAATTTAATAAATAAATAATTATGGCGTTTGGAGCAAAAAAAATATATCCTTTAGATACCAAACCTGGTACAGCTATAGGAGTATCATTACCTTTTAATGCTCCTGCTGTTTTCTTTTCAACATATACTACTAAAGATGCTATTAGGAACAATTTATTAAATTATTTATTAACTAATAAAACAGAAAGATTTTTAAATATTGATTTTGGAGCTAATTTAAGACAATTTATTTTTGAACAAATAACAACAAATAATTTAAATAATCTTAAAGATTCAATCCAACAATTAATAAATTATTATTTTCCTAATATTAAAATAGAAAAATTAGACATTTTACAATATCAAGATACTAATGAAATTGAAATTACAATAACATATAGTATAATAGATACTGGAATAAATGATCAAGTTCAAATAACCTTCTCATAATGGCTGTAATTAGAAATATAAAATATCTTAATAAAAATTTTAGTGACTATAGGACAAGTTTAATTGATTATACTAAAACTTACTATCCTACAACATATAATGACTTCAGTCCTGCTTCCCCAGGAATGATGTTTATTGAAATGGCAGCGTATGTAGGTGATGTTTTATCATTTTATTTAGATAATCAAGTTCAAGAAAATTATTTACAATTTGCTCGTCAATCAAATAACTTATTTGAATTAGCATATATGTTTGGTTATAAACCAAATGTAACTGGGGTAGCTATCGCTAATATAGATTTTTATCAAAAAGTTCCTGCCAAAATATCTGGTGGTTCTTATATCCCTGATTTTGATTATGCTTTATATATAGCTGGTAACGCAACAGCTACTGATTCTTCAAATAATTCATTTTTAATAAATGACCCTGTTGATTTTACAGTTTCAAGTTCTAGTGATCCTACTGATATTACTATTTATGAAGTAGTGGGAAATAATCCTCAATCTTTTTTATTAAAAAAAACAAGAAAAGCTATATCAGCCACAATTAATACTACAACATTTTCATTTTCTTCTCCTGTTAAATTTTCAACTGTTGAGATAAATGCTAATAATTTGATTGGTATTTTAGATTGTGTTGACAGCGATGGAAATAATTGGTATGAAGTAGATTATTTAGGTCAAGAAACAATTTATGATAGTATTAGAAATACTAATGTAAATGATCCTAATCTATCTCAAAACTCAGAAAACACACCATATTTATTAAAACTTAAAAAAGTACAAAATAGATTTACAACTCGTCTTAAAGATTCTAATACTTTACAAATTCAATTTGGAGCCGGAACAGTAACAGATTCAGATGAAATTATTATCCCAAACCCAGATAATGTAGGTATTGGTTTACCATTTGAACAAGATAAATTAACAACAGCATATTCTCCATCAAATTTCTTATATACAAAAACTTATGGTGTAGCTCCATCAAATACTACTTTAACATTTAGATATCTAACTGGAGGTGGAGTTACAGCTAATGTTTCAGCTAATACTTTAAATACATTAAATGGTACTATTAATTTTTTAAATCCAAATATAAATAATAATACTTTAGCAAATAATGTTTTTAGTTCTTTAGCTATAACTAATCCTGAAGCAGCAAGTGGGGGTGGAGATGGAGATTCAATAGAAGAAATAAGACAAAATTCTTCTGTTAATTTCGCTAGTCAACAACGAAATGTTACTCAAGATGATTATTTAATAAGAGCATTATCTATGCCTTCTAGGTATGGTGAAGTAGCTAAAGCATATATTGAACCTACAAAACTAAGAAACTCTCTTCCAGGAGAAAATTTAGGTGTATTAGATTTATATATCTTAACTTATGATATAAATAAAAAATTAACTCAAGCATCATTAGCTTTAAAACAAAATTTAGTAACATATCTTTCTCAATATAGAATGATAAATGATTCTGTAAATATAAAAGATGCATTTGTTATTAATATAGGAGTAAATTTTGATATAATTGTTCTACCTAATTATAATAGTAATCAAATATTAACAAATTGTATAACAGCATTACAGTCATATTTTTCTATTGAAAATTGGCAAATAAATCAACCTATTATATTAAGAGATATATATGTTTTATTAGATAGAATTGAGGGAGTCCAAACAGTAAAAAATATTGAAATATTAAATTTTGTAGGAAATAATTTAGGATACTCAGAATATGCTTATGATATTTCTGGAGCTACTAAAAATGGAGTAGTATATCCATCTATAGATCCTATGATTTTTGAAATTAAATTTCCTAACGCTGATATTCAAGGTAGAGTAGTATCATTATAAAAATAAAACATGGCTATATATAAAATATTCCCAACTAAAGACGCTACAATATATTCAATGTATCCCAACATGAATACGGGACTGGATCAAATATTAGAAGCTTCTTTAGAAGTTAATGGAATCCCAAATCCTTCACCTCAAACTAGTAGATTTTTAATTCAATTTTCCACAGATGAAATTATTGACATTATTGATAATAAAATATCTGGTTCACAATGGCAATCTAATTTAAAATGTTTTATAGCTGATATTTCCGCTTTAAATGCTGATACTACATTAGAAGTATATCCTATTTCTCAATCTTGGAATTTAGGAACAGGAAAATATAGATTAGACCCCGAGGTACAAAATGGTACAAGCTGGATTTGGAGAGATTATTATAGTGGAAGCCAATGGACAAATGGTACTTTCAATCCAGGAACAACAGGCTCATATTCATCCTCAGTAGCAGTAGGGGGTGGAACATGGTATGTGACTCAATCATTAAGTGGATCTCAAACATTTAGTTTCTATTCAGATAAAGATTTAAATATAAATGTTACAAATATTATAGATGTTTGGTATAGTGGGTCCTATGATAATGATGGATTTATTGTTAAACAACAAGAAGAATTTATTGATAATATAGATGTTCAACCTAAAATAAAATATTTTTCAATTGATACTCATACCATTTATCCTCCATGTTTAGAATTTAAATGGAACGACTGTATTATTAATACTGGGTCATCAACTATAACAACACTTAATACTTTACCTTTAACAGTATCTATAAGTGAAAATCCAGGAACATTTTACGCAGAAAGTATAAATAAATTTAGAGTTAATTCTAGACCACAATATCCTGCTAGAGTATTCTCAACATCCTCATATTATACACAAAATTATTATTTACCAACTTCATCATATTATGCTATTAAAGATTTAGATACAAATGAATTTGTAATAGATTTTGATACTACTTATACTAAATTAAGTATTGATGAAACTAGTAGTTATTTCACTTTATATATGAATGGTTTAGAACCTGAAAGATATTATAAAATATTAATTAAAACTATTATTAATGGAAATACAATAATATTAGACGATAGTTATTATTTTAAAATAATTAATGGATAATGGAAACAGTTAATTTAAATAAAAAAGTATTTGCTAAAAATCAGTATGAGAAAGTTATAGATACTAAATTTTCTCAATTAGCAACTACTATTACCCCAGCTGAACAAGCAGCATTAACTTCTCCAACAATAACAGTTGATGAATTTTTTCAAAACTATGCTCAATTATTTCTTCAAATTCCAAAAGAAGGAGAAACAAATTCACATGAATACCTTATAAAAACTAGCTCAGAATATATTAATTTCACACCTATAAGTGATGATATTCAAGCCTTAATAGACGAAATAAATTTATTACAACAACAAAATCTAGAACTTAATCAACAAATAATAGAACTAACAATCCCAGAAACATCAGGATCAATTAATTCTTTATCAACACAAGATAATTCTCTATCAATTTCTCAACGATCAGAAAGAAATGAAGTACTTAGAGCAACTAGAGGAAGAGGATAAAAATGGAAAAAATAATAAATATACAAAATATAAATCCGGATACTTTTCAATTACAGAATTATTCTTCTGAGGATGAATCTCTTATATCTAATTTTATTCAACAAGATATAGTTTTTAATCCATCTGAAGATTATCTTGAATATTTTATTCTTGATTTAAATCAAAATATTCTTTTTGAGAATATAAGTGGTTATCCTAATTATCAACTTAGAGATAATTTAGTCACAATTGATCCTCAAAAAGATTTAGAATTACAAGGATATACTGAAGGTCAATATTTTACTGTTTATAATTTTTTAAAGAGAAAATTATCTTCCTCTCCTAATAGTACTTTTTATATTCAAGATATCAGTACTGATAGAACAGAATTAAGATTAAATACTACCCAAATTCCTAATATAGATGTAGTTGATTTAACAACTCAACTATCTAATCAGATTACTAATTCTACAGGAACATATTTAGATTTTGCTTTAAATTTTGGTAATAATAAATTAATTATAGCTAATAATATAGCTTTAGATAATACTAATCCTTCCGACCCAGCAGTATTAATTAAATTATATGAGGCTTTACCCAATGAATTTACATTTAACTCTCAATGTTGGGTTGTTGAACAAATAGCTGAATCCCAGGCATATCAGATTGAATTAACTACCATATTTTCTCCAGAAGAACAATTTAATTATATAGGAGGTCCTAATTTTAATTTAGATATTCAAGATCAAATTAATAATTCAACTCCATATTATAATAAAAATTTTTTAACCCAAAATTATTCTTCTTTAGGATCTGGTAGTTTATTATATCAAATTAATAGTATTTTAGCTGAAAAAGGAATTGAAATAAACATCGATTATTCTAATTACTCAGATTTTATTCATTTCTCCTCAGCCCAGACTCGTTTAGAAAATTTCTATTACAAATTAGCCTTAATTGAAGAATATAATTATAGTGCTAGTTATTCTAATAACGGTTTACCTTTAAATTCATTTACATCAGGTAGTCAATTAGTTTGGCAAAACAAAATAAATGATATTATAACTAATTTTGATGGTTATGAGTATTATCTTTATTATGAATCTGGAAGCTATGCATGGCCTAAAACTAATTCTGTATACCCATATATAAATTATTCAACAACAGATCCTATTTCTATAAATTGGTTTGTAACACAATCATACTCAGCTTCATTATACGACACAGAAAATAATAATAATTTAATAAATACTGTTCCTACTTATTTAAGAGAGGACGATACAAACGAACCTTATTTTTTATTTACTCAAATGATTGGTCAAAATTTTGATAATATTTGGATTTATTTAAAAGATATCACAAATAAATTTGACGCAGATAATAGATTAAATTATGGAATTTCTAAAGATATAGTAGCTCAAGCCATTCGTGATTTAGGAGTCAAAATATATCAAAATAATTTTTCAACAAACGATATATACTCAGCCTTATTAGGTATTACATCAACTGGTGATTTATTTAATGTTCCTTATATTACAAATTCTTTACCTACTCCTACAGGATATGAGTATATAAATACATTTGTAACAGCTTCTTCAACTGGATCTTTAGAACCAGTAAATGATATTAATAAAGAAATTTATAAACGAATATACCATAACCTTCCTATATTACTTAAGAAAAAAGGAACTACAGAAGGACTAAAATTATTGTTAAATATTTATGGTATTCCAGATACAATTGTTCGAGTAAATGAATTTGGAGGTAAATCGTATGAAGACCAAACCTGGGATAATTTTGTAGACCAATTTAATTATGCTTTTTATACTGAAGGAAACGGATATATATCCACAGATTACGATTATTTAGGTAATGATCCTACAGCTGCTCCCTCAACTATTCAATTTAGATTTAAAACCAACGGTATTCCTGATGTGACACCTTATAACCAAATTTTATTATTTAATAGTAAATTTGATATAACTTTATCATACACCGGATCAAGATATAATAGTGGATCATATTTAGGTTCAATTCCTGATACTTATAATGAGTATGGAATATTATCCTTTAATGATAAATCAAGTTTTCCAACAATAACATCATGCAGTATTTATTTACCATTTTTTGATGGAGGATGGTGGTCAGTAATGTGGACAGGAAATTGGTATACAGGAGAAACTAATACATTATATGCTAAAAACAATATATATAATGGATATGATGGAAACCAAATAGGATTTCAAGCATCTGCCTCATTACCAGGAGTAGCAGATTTTACAGCTCAACAAAATGGTTTATATTTATCATATTTAGGCTCTTTCCCCAGAAATAGTACTATTTTTTATCCATTTTCAGGTTCTTTTCAAGAATTAAGAATTTACTCTAATATAATTTCTGAATCAGTATTCAATGATTATGTTATGAATCCTTACTCTATAAAGGGAAATAGTTTAGAAGGATCACAATCAGTTCCTAATACTTTATTTTTTAGAGCTCCATTAGGTACAATGTTAGATAATAGCGGATCAGGTAATCAAATACGAATTTCAATTCATCCTGGTATCTCTCAATATCCTGTTACTCAATCTTTTAACACATATGGTGACAGTAATTATAATTTAGTCGGAACATATATGTTTAAACCAAATATCGAAAACATATATCAAAACCAACCAGCAGCAGGAATTAAAAATTCAATATCTGAAAAAATTAGAATAGTTAATACTGTTCTACCTTCAGGCAGTACATTATCTCCATATATCTCAATCCAACAAAATTCTCCAATTAATGAACAATTTACAAAAGATGTAAATTATGTTGAGGCTGCTTTTTCACCTCAAGATGAAGTTAATGATGACATTATAGCTCAGCTTGGATATTTCAATATGGGTTCATATATTGGAGATCCAAGACAATTACTATCATTAACAACTTCTGGATCATTAAATTATTACCCAGATTTTAATAAATTAAGAGATTATTATTTCTCTAAATATACTCATAATTATGATTTAAATGATTATATAAGATTAATTAAATTCTATGATAATTCATTATTTAAAATGATCAAAGATTTTACTCCTGCCAGAGCAGGTTTAGCATCAGGAATAGTAATAAAACAAACATTATTAGAAAGATGTAGATATCCTCAACCTAGAACTAATACACAAAGTACAATTGCTTTTGTAGGAAGTCCAACATCAAAAATATTTAATATATCAAACTAATGCCTTTACAAGATATAACAATAACAGGATCAATAGGAAGTATAGTAACACAATCATATGGACAAAGAACATATATTTCTTCCACAGATGATCAATCTTTTCCTCTAGAAACTATAACTGGAAGTCAAGCTGGTTCTTGGCCTAATTTTGTACCTGGAACTAACTATACAGTAGATTTAATAGTAAATGTTACTCAATCTTGGGCAGGTTCAAATGTTACTCCTGTAGGAATAGTTCCATTTGTTCATGATACTAATGATGAATTTTTTAATGGAGAGTTTAGCGGTTCAAATTATATTGTTACCGATGGAAATTTAACGGATGAAGATTGTCAACAATTTTTAGAAGTTAATACTACACCTACTAGTTATAGTGTATTCCCATATTTTGAGGCTTATCTAAATGGAACTCCTACCCTATCCTCAGGATCCTTTGGTTCATTTATACATAGATATACATCACCTAACCCAGGACAATTACTATTTAGTGTTAGAGAAGATACTAATTCTGGAACTAAATATACTAAAATAGAATTTGTTAAAATTGCTAGAATAGATCAAGAAGGAAATGATAATACTTTATCTTTACAAGAACTAACTAGTTTAAGATGGACAGACTCTACAGCGGGAGAAATTATCTTAAATATCATCAATATAACAGAATATCCTAATTATTATTTATATGAAGTTACTTCTAAAACATGGATTAATTTAATATATTTTGCTGATGATAATGTTTTAGATTATACTTTCACCGCGTCTTCTACTATAACTTCAATACCTACTAACCAATATTCATATTTAACTTCAAGTTGGACAGTTAATACAGATACAGCAGGTGGATTTAGTAATGGTCAATATACTTTTCCTCTTACTCCAAACTGTGGTATAACTTATACTGCTTCTATTGGTTTAACACTTACTACTAGTGCTTCTTTTTCTTTAGCTATAAATGGATATGATCCTTTATATCCTATATATGTTCCAAACGCTGCTACTAGTGTTCCGTCTCCTATTTCTATTACAGGAAATGGAACTAATGTTTATTATTTATCACCAGGTACACATAATATAACCATTTCAAGTAGTAATAATTTTCCTATTCAAAATTACAAATATGAAATAGATGCTTATTTATATAATAGTAATGTAGTTCCAAATAGTCAATTAATAGGAACAGGTTCTATAAACAACCCAGATCAATTACCTTCTAGTTGGATGTGTACACAAACCGGTTCAATTTCTCTTTATTTAAATAATTTATGGTTTTCTACAACCGCGGATGATCCAAATTTTCAAATCCCAGATTATTCCACCAAACCAATAGTAATTCCTAACTACCCAGGAGGAGTAGTATTCGCTCGTGATAATGCATATCAAGACTGTCAATTAATGCAAAGTGCTACTGGTCTTCTTTCTTTTTTTAATGTAGGAGAAACATATTATATTAATATAACTATCCCAGAACCATTTACTATATATAATGCGGATGAAAATTTATTTACTACTTTTGGTCCCTCATTATATCCATTAACATGTAGTTTAAATAAATTCTCCCCCACATCCCCAGCGAGTATTATAGGATATATTCCCTCAGGAGCATACGGAACATTTACTTTTACTCGCACAGCTACTATTGCTGATGAAGCTGTGGTTATTGTTACTAATCCTTCTTGTTCCTTTACTTTCGCCGAAGCACTCACCCAACAATCAGGACCATATTATGCTCATTACTTAACTATAGCTGAGATAACAGCCTATGTAACTTCCTCAGCTACAGTCAATAATTTATCATTTAAAATAACTCAATCACAACTTCCCCAAACATCAACTAGCTCAGTTATTCTTGAACCTTATTTAACATCTACTTTTAGAAATAGTGATTGTGATGTATTAATGAATAATGCTAGTCAAAATGATATTAGTGGAACACGCAGAAGAGTACTTTATAATGATGGATATATTATTCCATCAAATTTTCAACAAATTATAAGTGGAACAGCAGAATTTGCAGAGGTAAATGATTATTTATATAATGCTAATGCTAATGTATTACCTAGATATTTAGGAGTTAGAACAACAAGTCCTGGATTTAATTTACCATCTGTAAATGGGTTAACTTCAACTGAATTATCTGAATTAGATTCAAATAATTTTACAACAAATACCACAGTTGCTAATGTACAAAGTTTACAAACATATTTCGCATATTATGATTATATAACTTCTTCATACGCTGAACTTTTAAATAAAAGCATAGTTCATATTTTATATTTATTTGATAAAGATGGAAATGTTTTTACACCTTCTCTTTCTAGTTCATATTACTATAATTTAATTGATAATTTTGAAACTGATAAAAATGTTAATGTAAATTTAAATAGCTTAAACAATGTTTCTGTTATAGGTTTAAGAAAAGTTTTACGCCCTGGAGCAATTCCTTGGGGAATATGTGCTTCTCAAATAGGTAGTACCAATAATTATATTACCACTATGAGTTTTAGTAATAATACTTCAACAGCTTTAGTACCTAACTTTGCTTCATTAGCCTTAGGTCCTACCCCATTTCAACAATTTGGACTATCCTCTGGGGTTATATATGTACCTATAAATCTATCAAGCTCAGTATATTCAGGAGCAGGAACAAGTATAGACTTAAACAATGACAGATTCCAAATAAATCAAACTGCAAATAATGTATCTTTAAATCTTAAACTAGAAGGGTCCATAGGTATATCTCTCCAACAATCTGGTCCAACCACTAATACTGTTTCTGCTCAAATAATATGTCAAGAATCTCCAGATGGAACTAGTTGGACAACTATAGATACAAAAAATATCACTATAGTATATGGTATAAGTACTAATTTAAATTTAAATTTTACTTCATTTGTACCTAGAGATAATTATTATTATAGATTAATTTTTAGTAGAGGATATGGATATTATTCAACTGAATTAAGATCAGCTAAAATATCCTTAGTTCAAACTCCTATACCTAGTACTGCTGGGGAAATAACATCTTCATATTGGATTACAGGGTCAAATTCCAAAAATATATTAACTGGATCTCAATTTTTACAATTATATAACTCTTATAGAGCATTCCAATTAAACCCATCAAATTCAGGATATAAAAATTTCTTAGAATTTAATATCAAATCTTCAGACCAAATAAGGTTTGAAGGAGATGAATCTCAAGTTTATAATATTAATGAAGTGACATCTGATACTGTCGCTCTGTATCTAAAATTAGATAGAAATATTATTGATGGAACTAATTTAGATTCATTCTTAATAAGAAGATATGAGCCCCACCCTAATTTCATAACTTTAGATTGGGATGGATCCGGATATATTGAAGGAGATGGATTTTTACTTTCAGAATATATATCTCCAGATTTAGCGCAAAATTTTGATAATGTAATAGTAGAACTTAAAGAAAGAGGAATATACTAACAAAAATATATCTTAATAATATTTATAATAAAATATATAACCCATGGGATATTTAAATAACGCAGTTGTAACAGTAGACGCGATTTTAACAACAAAAGGAAGACAATTACTAGCGCAAAATGACGGCTCATTCAGAATCACACAATTTGCTTTAGCAGACGACGAA